GTATCTGCAGGGCATAGCGGTGTTAGACGAATACGTGAATGCACTGACGTTTCATCGCAGGTAATGAGACTCGGCATCTTGGGCACACCTCGATTCAATGGCGCTTGCATCGATGGCTGGAGTGGCGGCGGGATTTGCTGAGTTCTTTCACACTTCCCAACCCCCAGAAACGACTAAGCCCTTGAAAACCGAGGTTATTCAGGGGCTTAGCTTTTTGATTTCTGGAGCGGGCGAAGGGAATCGAACCCTCGTCATGAGCTTGGGAAGCTCTGCAGCAGACTGTCCAAGCGTGTCCGAGGTAATGCAGAATTGACCGCCGAGCCCTTCTACTGCGGGGCCTCCAGGCTAAGGGGGATGTCTCAGGTTGTTCCAGGTTGATCCCCCTTGCTTCGTGCAAACGGCCCCCAGAAACGGCCCCCAACTCCAAGGAATGCCAGCAGGTGCTCACCGAACGTCAGATCCGCGCGCTCAAGCCGGCCGAGAAGGAATTCACCGTCAGCGACGGGCGTAGTGCGAGAGGGGAGGGCGTCCTGCTGCTGCGGGTACGCCCCAACGGGACCAAGGAGTTCTACTTCCAGCGTAGGAAGAACGGTCGCAAGCTCAAGACCAAGCTCGGCACCTGGCCGGGCATGTCCCTCAGCGAGGCGCGGGACCAGTGCCGCGAGGAGAAGGAGATCCAGGTCGCAGCCGGCACGTTCAAGGAACTGATGGCCGCCTACGTGGCGAAGTTGAAGGAGGAAGGCGCCGTCAGTGCCGACCACGTCGAGTGGAGCTTCGAGCGCTACGTCTCCAAACCGTTCCCGACACTGGTTGAGCGTCCGGCCGTCCTGATCGGCCCTGCGGATATACGCGACATCCTGGCCAAGATGATCGACGACGGCGTCACCACCATGACCAACCGGGTCCGATCCCGGCTACATGCCGCGTTCCAGAGTGCCCTGCAGCAGGCCTACAACCCCCGGGCCTACCTACAGCAGTCGATCAGCTTTGGCCTCACCAGCAACCCCGTGGGAAGCGTACCGGTGCAGGAGGATTGGGAGCAGCCAGGCGACCGCGCTCTCAGCGAGGTGGAGCTGGCTGCCCTCTGGAACCTTCTGCCCGAAAAGCTCTCGCTCACCACCGCCGAGTTGCTCAAGTTTCTGATAGCTGCCGGCGGGCAACGGCCTGAGCAGGTGCTGCGGTCGGACCGGACCATGTACCACCGCGATCACCTGGTAGTCCGTAATGGCAAGGGCGGTGAGGGGGAGCGCCTACTGCACGTCGTTCCGTACAACAAGCTCATGCGGCAATGCCTGAAGGAGATGGATTGCATCAGCGAAACCAGCGCCTACCCCTTCCAGGGCCAGCAGGATGGCAAACCGCTCAATCCACAGTCGCTGTCCAGGGCGGTCCGTAAGCTGTGTGAGCGGCACCCTGACAAGTTCACCGGCCCGTTCACGCTCCGGGACATCCGTCGGACCTGCAAGACCCTGATGGCCAAGGCCAAGTTGAGCAAGGAACTGCGTGATCGGATCCAGGGCCATGCCTTCAACGATGTGGCGTCAAAGCACTACGACCGGTACGACTACTTCGACGAGAAGAAGAAAGGCCTCGATCGCTGGGCGGCCTGGTTGGAAAAGCACGTGATCGGGACAAAAAAATAGGGCCGCCTAAGCGACCCTTTGGGGCTCCCACCTGGTTGGATCTGCCAACCACCTGTTGACCTCGGACTGCCTCCAGCCCACACGCCCCGGGGTGATCTGCACGGGGCTCGGGAACCTCCCGGCCTTCACCTCCCGCCGCAGGGTGCTACGCGCGAGACTGGTGGCTTCGATGACTTCGGCCTCCCGCAAGAAACGATCAAGCATCCTCCACCCCCAGCCATTCCAGGCGCCGCCTCCATTGTCTGCGCATCTCCTCGATCAGCTTCTTGATCGCATCATCTCCCCGTTTCTTCAGGACCTCCCGCAGATCAACCAGGCGCTCCGGCGTGGTGTACCCACGCCGGAGCCAATACCGAGCTTCGCACTGCAACATGTGCTGAGAGTCCTGGCTCATGCCTGCACCTCCAGGAACAGCAGCGGCTGGACTGATCCGTCTGCATACACCCTGTCGAGCGGAGTAGTGGCGACAGGCTCGTCCCCATCCCAGCCGTCAGGCCAGGTCTCTGCGGCTATCAGCTCACGAATGCGGGCTTCTTCCTCTGGATTGATCATGTCCACCATCGGCCGTCCTAGCCGCCGCGCCGCTTCGTTGATCTCCGCCTGGATGCCAAGCAGTCGTTCCAGTGCCATGAGACGAGACGCCAGAAGGATCGGGCCCATGCGTTGAGGGTTAGCCGCAATGCTGCCGTCTTTCAAACGCTCGACCCCGGCTTTGCGCAACCGGTGCTTGGGCTCCCGCAACTCGCGCCACAGAGCTTTGACCTGCTTGAGTGGCGCTAGATAGGCCCAAGATGGATTGAGCAGGATGGTATCGAGCGCCTTGTCCTCGCTGGCCAGCGGGCAGCCCGTACACCCTGTCCTCGCATTGATCTCTTCGGCCTCGTCGCCGCCGTAGGCGTCAGCAATCGTGGCTGTCGACCAGTCGCCGAACTCGACCTCCGGTGCCCAGTGCTTGAGCCATTCCCAGACGTGGCAGACGCGCCAATGCAGCAGCGGCGCCAGAGTAGCGAGGCGCCCCTTCAAACCCTTGGCTTCGGGCAGCACCTTCTGGTACCAGCCCTGGCCACACTCAGCGCCGTCCTTCCCACAGCTCATCTCGATGCGCTTGTCACGTATCGCGCTTTCGCCTTGGCGGACGCCTGTGATCATCAGGACGTTACCGTCCAGATCGGCGAGGCGCTGCTCTAGAGCGTCGGTCATCGGGTCGATCTTGATCTGGCGAGTGCACCAGCGGAGCGTGTTGTTGTTTGGAGGAGGAACCCCGCGCCCAAGGATGTAGACCATGAATCGCTTGTCCATGGGGGCAGTAACCACCTCGACGCGGATACCCCTTTCCTCCAGCTCCTCCATGATCCGCTTGGCTGCGTTAGCGAGCGGTAGCAGTTCTTGGCGCGTGTCGGCGTAGAACACGGTCAGGGTTTTCGGTGGCTTGATCCGGCCGGTATCGATCAGCCAGATGACCAAGGTAAGGGTGGCGCTGCTGTCCTTGCCACCCGACCAGGCGATACCCCAGTGGTCATGGTCGGCTCCGTATGCCTGCAGAGACTGAATTGTAAGTTCAATGCTTTCAGTCATCTGCAGGCGCTGCGCACCGGCTGCGAAAATATCGCCTTGCCGTAACGAACTCATGCCCCACCCCCTTGCTCCAGCTGCGCCACGCTCAACCCCACCGCCACCGGCCGAACCCATATCGGCATGCTGCTGAGCATGAACGTCTCGCCCAGCTCGGCCAGCAGCAGGGTGGTACCCATCACGTGGGCGATCGCCTCGGCCGCTGCTGGCGGGACGGCGTTGCCGATCCGCTCGCGCCAGTCGCTGTCGCTGAGCCCGTCCAGGACCAGCTGCTCCTCGGGGTCCACCAGGCTCTGCAGGGCAGCCAGCTCCAGGGTGGTGAAAGGCCTGTGCCAGGTCCCGTCGAGCGATTGGATGATGCAGGTGAGGCGCTCATCCGCCGCCGGCATGCGGGGATCCGCGACGCTCCAGCGGCCGTTGTCATAGCGGGCGCTGGCGGAGACGGCCCCAGCAGCCTGGTCGAAACCCACTACGCCGTAGTGGCCGCCCGTGAGGTAGGCATCCCCCTTGGTGCGATGGATGGCGCGCGGATCCGCGATCGACAGCGCGCCACTGGCCACCTGCTGGGAACCGGTCACGGTACCCGTGGGGCTGTTCCAGGTGCCGACGTGCAGCTTGCGGCTCGATGCCCCGGGGTGCCAGTTGAGGTATCGGGGATCGGCCACCGCCTGTCCGCCGGAGCTGGGCCCGTGTCCGCTGGGGACCGTGCCGGCGGCCTGGTCCATGCGGATCACCCGGAACACGTTGTTATGACGCACACCGCTCGGCCGAGGATCCGCTACCGCGAAAGCACCTTGTCCGGTGGTGCTGGCCGCGATGACGGTGCCGGCGTGGTCCTCCCAGTCCGTTACCGGGTACTTGCCGAAGCTCTGGCCGCGGGGATCCGCGACCGAGTAGGCGCCCTGGCCCGGCGACTTGACCCCGATGATGGCGCCCGAGGTGTCCGTCCAGCGACGCACCCCGTACTGCTGGTACTGGAGCGCCCCCTCCGGAGCACGTGGATCTGCCACGGAAAACGCCCCATTGGTCGGACTGGAGCGGCCGGCGATGGCCCCCATGCTTTCGTGCCAGCCATGCACGCCCATGTAGCCGCTGCGGTACTCCGGCACGATCACCAGGTCGCGCAGATAGCCGTCCTCGATCGCCAGCTCGTTGAGGCTGCGCCAGTCGCTGCCGGCGCGCACAAGGGCAAGCCGAACCCAGGTTTTCCACTGCAGGGCCGGAACCCGGTGCATCGGCCCGGCGGCCTCGATGTCCCCCGGCAGCGGCATGCGGCCGAGGATGTCGCCCACGGCGCGCAGGCTCTTCTTCTCCGGCTCGTAGAGGAACGGCGGGACCTTCGCCACGTGGCGCGCCACCAGCAGAAAGCGCTTCCTGCTCTGCGCCAGGCCGCCCAACTCGCCGCAGTCGTGGGTGGTCTCGGCCACGGCGTAGCCGAACCCGCCCAGCAGGCTGTTGATCTGGTCCAGCAGGTGCCGGCCACGGGTGGCCAGGCGCGGGACGTTCTCGAACACGATCAGCGGCACTGGATCGTCCGCCCAAGCCTCGCCCATCAGCCAGATGCAACGCAGTGTCAGCTCGTTCAGGGCCTGGTATCGCGGGGTCTGGCTCAGCTTCTCCGAGAGCAGGCCGCTGGCACCTTTGCAGGGGCTGGAGATGAACACCGCGTCAGGGCGACGGCCGCGTGCGGCTCGGCGCACGTCTTCTGGCGTTGCCTCGCGCCACCCTTGCGGCGGCTCCTTCCCGTGGAAACGGATGTACTGGTCGCGGGTGAACAGGTCGAGCAGCGTCCCAGGCACGCCGGCCAGGCGCTCGAAGTCGGCAAGCCCGGCGGGATCCACATCGATCCCGCCCAGGCACTCCCACCTGGCCTCGACGCTGCCAACCCGGGGCCGGGCGCGGTTGAAGCCCTTGGCGCCACCGCCCAGGCCACAGCAGAAGTGGAAATGGTAGAGCGTTCGGCGGTTAGCCATGAGCCACCTCCACCATCGCGTACACCGTCACATCCTCCAGGCCGACGCGGTCCACGCCGACCAGGCGCTTGATGCCGTCCAGGTTGGCGGGGTGGCAGTCGGTGATCAGCACCGCCGGTGCCTCCTCGTACTCCCCGCGCAGATCCTGGAGCTTGGCCAGCAGCCCACCGAAGGAGCTGTAGAGGCCGGCCTCCAGCTCCACCAGCGGGCGGCCCTGGGCGGCCAGGCCCTGGCGCAGCTTGCTCGCCGAACGGCGAGCGGTATCGATGATCTCAACGCGCATAGCGGCGACCTCCCAGGGCCTTCTTGGCCTTGATGTTCTCCATGTAGGTCGCCCACTCGGCCGCCTTGCGCTTCTGGCGCAGGCGGCTGCAGGTCGCGTGCTTGCGGTTGGAACGGGGGCCGCCGCATACGTCGCAGATGCTCGGCAGCTCCAGGCGGTGGCTGGCCATGGTCGGCCGGGTGCGCGGGGTGCTAGCCTTCGCCCCGCCAACATCGGGTTGATTCACTTGCATGGTGCTTCTCCTTGGGGTTGGTCGGCGTCGGGGTGTTGCAGCACCCCGACGCCACTCTCTCCGGCCGTTCAGGCCCAGTTGTGGCGCAGCTCAGCCCATATCGCCTCGCCGTCCGCCACGTACTCGTGCACCTCCTGCTCCGGGCTGTTGTCCAGGCGCAGCACCGCGATGCAGTCGTCGAACAGCCCCGCATCCAACGCCCGCAGGCGGGTCAGGTCGAAGGGAAAGGCCGCCCCGTTGTAGAGGCCGAGCAGGAAGCCCCCCACCACCGCGCTCTGCCCCGTATCGCGGCGTGCCACCGGCACCAGGCGGCGCAGGGCCGCGACACCGGCCGCGCGGATGGCCGGCCGCTCCTCCTGGTAGCGGAACAGCTCGTTGATCACGTCTTTCTCTTGCATGGTGCTTCTCCTCGGTCATGGTCCCGGGCGTTGCAGCGCCCGGGTGTAGTGGGGTGGGTTACAGCGTGGCCACCAGGGCCAGCAGCGCGTCGGTGCCGACCAGGCCCAGGGCCACCAGCAGGGCCAGGGCGGTGCCGGTAACGGCCAGGGCCAGCGGCAGGCCTGGAGGGTTGAGGTCGTCGTTGTGCATGGTGCTTCTCCTTGGGGTGGGTGCCTGGGCGTTGCAGCGCCCGGGCGGGTCAAACGAGCTGGAACAGCCAGCAGCGCACCGTCTTCGGTTGCCCTGCCATGTCCGTCGCTCGGATTGAGTTGATGGGCTTGTTCTTCTCGATGAACTTCGGGCTCTTGCTGGTCGGCAGCACCCGCTTCAGCTCCGTCAGGTTCGGCACCTGCTGGCGCTTGTTGGCCGCCATCTCCACGAACTCGTTGAGGTTGATGGCCACGAAGGCCGCCTTGCGCGAGTGGTTCAGCGCCCCGCCCGGCTCGCGCAGCGGCATGCCGTTGAGGTACTCCACCAGGTCCCAGAATTCGCGGACCATCGGGTGGTCGGAGTCGATCGCCCGTTGCCGCTCCAGGGCCATCGCCGCGATCTCCTCGTGCACCAGGTCGCGCTGCTCGTCGCTCATCGGCACCACCCGCTGCAGGCAATCCACCAGGCTGCGCAGCTGCGCGTGGTTCTTCGCGATGCGCACCGTGCGGATCCCGGGCAGGGCCAGCAGCTGCTGCTCGTAGCCCGACGTGCGCTCATCGATGAGGGCCAGCAGGTCCGCCTCCGGCTGCAGCGCCTTGATCAGGAAGCCGCTCAGGCGCTCGATCGGCATGCGCTCCAGCTGCTCGGCAAAGCGCTTGGTCTCCGGCGTGTGGTGCGCCCGGGTCAGGTTCACGTGGGAGAGGCGCTGCAGCATCGCCTCGGAGGCGTTGATCGCGTTGTTCTGGCCGATCAGCAGCGCCGAACGGAAGGGGGGATCGTTGGTGTCGTTGCCGCCGTTCTTCACCCCGGTGCTGCGCAGGCCCCGGCCGTTGTACGCGCTCTTGAACTCGTCCCAATCGAAGTGCCGCACCGGGCCGCCATCGGCCTGCTCGCGGTCCGACTCGATCAGCACCGTCGGCAGGTTGGCCACCTGCGAGAGGATCCGCGCCCGCGCCGCCTGGGTGGACTTCGAGGGGTCGAAGCCCTCGTACTCCGAGCGGCCCACCAGCTTCCACAGGAACTCGATCAGCGTCGTCTTGCCCGCGCCCGCCTCGCCGATCAGCTCCATGAACAGGAAGGACTTCTGCACCTGGCGGATCTGCTCCGCGTACAACGCCCCCAGCCACCACGCCAGCACCACCGTCCCGCGCACCCCGAAGCACCGCCAGAACAGCTCGAACCAATCGGCCCGGTACTCCGTCAGGTCCGTATTCACATGCAGCAGCGGGCTCTGGCTCTGGCTCTTGATGCTCAGCTTGCCCACATCGAAGAAGTCTTCCTCGTTGCGCTGGTACACCCGGCCGCCGGCGATGGCCAGGTCGTTGAACACGTACACCTCGTGGTCCCGGCTGTAGCCGATCCAGTTGATGGTGTTCACCTGTTTCAGCGTGTCGAGCTGGCCCTCCAGCATCCGCTCCAGCTGCTGCGGCGTACCGCTGAACAGCGCCCCGTTGCACACGTTGAGCAGGCGCTTCTTGAACTCCGGCGCCGCCGTGATCTGAGCCGCGGTGAAGGTCGCCTTCACCGTCGGCGCGTCCGGCCGCTCCACGCGGAAGTAGTACCAGGCCTCGTCCGTCAGCTCGTTGCGCATGAAGTACAGCGCCTGGAAGTAGCAATTGCCGATGCGTGAAACCGTCCCGCTCAGGCGCAGCGCCTTCTCCCGGCGCTGCTTGTCGTTGAGCAGCGCCGCCTCGTGGCTGTCGCTGCTCTCCAGCTCCTGGATGGCCTTCTCGTAGCGCTCCTGGTCCAGGCGGAACCAGTACAGGCGCTGGTTGAAGCTGAAGTGGAACTCCTTGCGCTCCTCCCAGCAGTACATCAGCAGGCCTTTCTCCTCGGCCGACTCCGCCAGCAGCAGGGCGCCCTGGTGGCGTGCCTGCTCCAGGTCCCGCTGGATGCGGTGCGCGCGCTCGGCCGCGTCCTCGATGAAACTCCACTGCTGATGCAGGTCGTTCCAATCCACCTTCTTCGCCGAGCGCTGCGCAATGACCGCCGCCTCGCAGGTAAAGCCCAGTGCCCGCGCCTCCTTGGCCCAGCGGCGCATGTTGGCCTTGGCCACCGGCTCGTTATCCAGCGCCCACACCAGGCGCGGCAGGCGCTTGTCCTGCGCCTCGCAGGCCTTTTTCAGCTGACGGACCGACTCGGCCGGGAAGGGCGCACTGCTCATCATCGAAACCGCCGCCACCTCGTTGTGCAGCAGCGCGATGGCGTCGAAGATCCCCTCGACGATCCACAGCTCCTCCACCTCCAGCGGGTTGACCGAAGGCGGGCACCACCACATGCCCCGGTAGCTCTCGCCCGGCTTGAAGCGCGCCTTCTGCTTGCCGAATCGCTCCGGCCGGTCGATCAGCCGCTCCCAGTAGCCGCCCTTCTCCAAGGCGAAGCGCACCGTCGCACTGCCAATGCCCAGGTCCCGGCTCCAGTAGTTCTCCTGGGTGTACCAGCCCTGCAGCAGCTCCACCCGAAAGCCCCGGGCAAACTCCAGGTAGGCCCGCGCCGTCGCGGTCGGGTCCTCGGCCGTGGCCGGCGCCTGCGCGCTCCAGTCGTTGAACAGGTCGCCGTAGAGATCCTTCACGTGGAAGCGCGCATTGCACTTCTCCACCCGCCCGCAGATCAGCATCCAGGGCGAATCGAAGAAGGTGTACAGCGTCTTCTTGTGGCACGCCGGGCACTCGCCCTTGCGCATGTAGTTGGTGCTCGCCATGTGCTGCAGGCCGTAGTCGGTCTGGATACGGCGCAGCACCTCCTGGCGCAGCTTCTCCTGCATCTGGCTCATGCGTCCGCCCTCAGGCAGAAGCCGGCCAGCTCGAAGGAAACGCCGTGGTACTGGGCGGACGTGATTGCACCCGTCTCGAAGTACGCATCGAGCATGCCCTGCAGACGCTCGGTAAGCTGCAGGCGCTGCTCCAGGTTCGTGCCGTTGGCGAGGTCCGCCAGCTTCATGGTGAACAGGAAGCGCGCGCCGTCAGCCGCCAGCGCATGGCTCAGCGGCAGGTGTTCAGGGGTAGGGGTGGGTGTAGTCATCAGTCAGGGCCTTACAGGTGGGCGTCAAGGGCGGCCTTGAGCGCGCCGATGGTGCGTTTGTGGCCGGCCAGGGCCGGGTAGTCGTCGAGGATGTGGCGGGCCCGCAGACCCTCCGGCACCGCGCGGTAGCGGTCGTCGTACCAGTGCTCCACCATCCCCCGGCGCAGCTCGCAGCGCAGGCTTTCCAGCAGCGCCTGGGCCACCGGCTTGGGCATGTCCACGTGGATCGCAACGGCTTCGGGCATGGCGTGAACCTCGAATTTCGGATGCAACTTCCCCAAACCCACAGCGTGGGCTGGGCGTATCGGTGGTCAGGGAGTGGTGAAGCGCGCGAGGAAGGCGTCCGGCAGGATCCGCCGGTGCACGAAAATGGCCTGCCCGTTGCGGCAGTCCACCAGGCAGATCGCGTCCGGGCTGGGCGCTTCCGCCAGGTTCACCTGCAGCCAGTGCGACTCGCGCAAGCGGGTGAAGGCCAGCTCCACCAGCCGCTGCGCCATGAACACCGGCACCTCCAGCGCCTGGGTCAGGTGCAGGGTGGCGCGCTCCAGCAGCTGGGCGTCCTCCAGGTGCTCTTGCGCATGGCGCTGCAGGTAGGCCGTGGCCGCCCGCTGCATCTGGTCGCGGTATTCCTGGGTGTCCAGGGTGCGTTGCGGTGCAGTGCTCATGCCGTCACCTCCAGCAGGTCCATCTGGTTATCACCGGCCTGGCGCATAGCCTCCCGGCGCAGCGCCACCGGGGCCACCGGCAGCCGCACGGACGGGTTGGGCATGCCCGAGGGGCTCATCTCGTGGGTCATCTCGAATTCGGCCCGGGCCGACCAGCCGCAGGCCTCGTTGGTGCACTGCAGGTAGGCCACCCGCAGGAACACATGGGTCCCCTCACTGGTGCGGATGCGCATGCGGCCCTTGCAGTGCGGGCAAACCAGCTTGTAGGTGCTCATGCTCAGCCCTTCGGATCAGGGAACAGCTCGCCGTTCTGCGGGGCGCAGCGGCCCACGGTGTGGATCGCCGGCACCGGCAAGGCCAGCAGGTGGCAGTGCTGGGCCAGCTGCGCATGCAGCGTGGCGCGAATGGCCGGCGCGGTTTCCGCCTTCAGCTGGGCCAGCAGCCTGGGCACCTGGCGGTGGATGGCGAGCTGCTGCGACACGCTCAGGTAGGAGGCCCCCCGGCTCTCCCGCGCCTGGCGCTCCATGGCGATGAAGTAGCGACGCACCTGACGGCCCTGGTCGTTGTTCTCCACCATGGCCAGCTCCTTGGCCATATCCAGGGTGAGGTGGTAGTCGATAGAGCGACGATCGCCACCTCGGGCACTTGTTTGATTCGCCGAATTTGGCGAATCAAACGCCCCCCTATTCCCCAAAACGGGGGAAAAGTCCTCGCCTTCGACGAAGCCGTACTGCTCGATCCGTCCCTTGATCCAGTTGCTGAAATCACGACCTACGCCAAGGAAGGCATGCAGGTCACGGGCATCGCAGAGCTGCTGCGCGCGGCCGTCGAGTTCGCCGTTGAATACCGGAATCAGTTGCTGACTCATGCTGGGGTTCCTTGTTGACGGTGCAGGGTGATCACGGCGCCGACCTCGGCGTGCCGTGCGGCGATGTGCTCACGGTGGGCGGCGATGATTTCGGCCAGCTCGGCCTCGTCCAGCCGGCCATCGCGCAGGGCGTGGGCGATGATCTGGTTGACCTTGCCCTCGGCCACGTCGGTGGCCAGCGCACGGGCGTACAGGTCCAGGTTGTCCAGCTCGGTATCCGGTGGCATGGGCACGAACACCCCGCCGTACAGCCGGCAGATGTAGTCCGGCAGCAGGGTGGTGCCGGTCACCTGCTCCAGCAGGTAGATCTGCTCATCGGCCAGCGGCCGGTGGCCGTTGCTCTCGTAGGCCTGGTTGTCGAACTTCTTCAGCTCCAGGCCCAGCTGTGCGGCAGCGCACTCGCGGCCACCGGGGTAGGTGTTGATCAGCGCGCTCATCACCTTGCGGCGGCTGGTGAGGATGGGGCGTTTCATCTTCTCGTTTCTCCCGATTGGGCTGGCCGCTACGGTCAGCAGGCCTTCGCAAAGGGGTGGTCGAGCAGCCCCGGAATCAGCTCCGTCCCGAGCTGCTGGGACAGGTCCCGCATGATCGAGAAGGCAATGCGCCCATTCGGCAGCTCCGCCGAATCCGCCCAGCGATCCACGGTCTGAGTCACCGTGCGCGGCTCGTAGCCCTTGGTCAGCGCGAACTTGCGAAAGCTGAGGCCCTGCTCGATCAGCCGGGCCTGTATCTGGCGTTTGTTCATGGAATGGCGTGCCTCGCTTGGCTAAGATGTTCCCAATGCGGTGCACGTTAGATTCCCAATTGGGATTAGTCAAGAGGAAATTTCCCATATGGGAATTGGTCAGAGAATACGGCAGGCAGTCGAGAGCCTCGGTCTCTCGCTCAAGCAGGCTGCTGCTAGGTGCGATATTTCCTACAGTTCGATGCAGAACTGGGCGGGTGGGCACCGGGACCCCAGGCCAGAGGCCCTGATCACCATAGGTTCCCGTTTGGGAATTTCAATTGACTGGCTCCTCACTGGCGAGGGGCCGATGCTGCGTAGCGAACTCGGCCAGTCTTCGCCCAGCGAAACCACCAGCCCCCGCGAGCAAGCCCTGCTCACCCTCTGGCGCGAACTCGACGAGGACGCCCAACGAGAAATACAGCGCCATGCTGAAGAGAAGAAACGTCTGACAACCCTTGAGCAACGTGTCTCGGAGCTGGAGGCCGTTGTCGCAGCTGGCAAAAGGCTGGCATAGTCTGTTCCCACTAGGTACAGAGGGAGCTGCCAGTGTGATCAGCGATAGCCATGTCGAACTGATAAGTCGTTTCGATGACCCCGAGGAATTAAGTGAGATGCAGGCCTTCCTGGCGGAGGCCCAAGAACTGGATGTAGAGCATCTCCTGGTTCGCCTCTTCTACGACACTAAAGCCTGCCTTTGCATCATTGATACGGTTGACGGCATGACGGCTGCTCATCCAGATGCAGCCCTCCTTTCGCAGGCAGCGCATAACCATATTTCACAGTTTCAATTATTCGGGATTATCGGGCACCGCTTTAGATAGTCCTGCCTTTCTATGAATACTTTATTGCCGCACCGCCTTAGGCTACGGGAGCGTATATGGCTGAGGTTGTAAAAGAGAAGTTCTCAATTTCGTATGATGCCGAAGTTGGTGATTATAAAAATCATGAGATTGATGCATTGACGCTTAGCCGTTCCATTCAGGGCGTCTATGACATGGTGGCTGAAGCCAGCGCTCTGGTTAATAAAGGCGCAGAGGTGAAACTGAAGGTTACGGCGCCCGCTAAAGAAGGGTCTGTGATCGTAGAGTATCTTTTGCTTGCGACTAATCCACAGGCCCTTGCTGTGCTGAAGTACCTCGGCTTCACAGCTGCTGGTGCAGCCATCGCAGGTGGCAATCTCATTGAGGTAGTGCGGAAGCTAAAGAATCGCCGTGTTGTGAATGTGGTCATCGAAGGCGACTCTGAAACAGCCAAGATTGAGGTGGATGGCGAAACTATCGAGTGCGACAAATTTGTCGCCAAGCTCGCAGTCGATAAGAAAGTGCGTTCTGCACTGCATAGCGTAATCCAAGCTCCAGTTGCCGGCCGTGAGGGCGCTAAGTTCAAAGTCCTCGATGAGAAAGATAGTCCAGTGGTTGAGATTAAGGAGGAGTCGGTTGAGGATTATTCGCCCCTGCCACCTAAATCTCTGGAGAGCGAAGAGCTCAGCAGGGAAACTAAAACTGCTTATTTTGTTCAGGTGAACTTTGAGTCAAATAATGGTTGGCGGGTGAAGCTTGCTGATGGTACTGAACATGCCGTGACCTTGGCCGATGAAAAATTCATGGATAAGGTCAATCAGAACAAGCAGAGTTTTTCGAAAGATGATCTGTTTGAGATTGTTATTGAAACAAAGGCAATCTATCGTCAAACTAGATCGACGTTCAACTATACTGTCATTGAAGTTACTAGGCACTTCGCCGACAAGGGGCGTAGGCTTGTTTGAGGTGATATATGGGCATAGATACTGCGTTTGTAGAGGCGCTTTTCTATGTGTCGTTGATAATTCTTGCGCCTGTACTCTTTAAGTTTTCTCGGGTTGCGACACGGTATTTTTTGAATCGCTATATCTCAGATGCCGAGATCGTTGTAACCAGAAAGCGAAATGGTGTCGTTGTGAGTGTTCAACGGATCAAGACTACTGGCTACGTGGTCGACCAACTGAAGAGTCTGCAGGGTGACGCGTAATGGCCGACTCTAAGAAAAGTGGACCTCAGGGATTACAAGCGACCATTACAGCAGGCTTAGGTGCTGCTGCTACGGCGACCTGTATCCAGTGGATTGACCCGAAATATGCCCAGTACTGGGCGGGCCTTGCCAGCTTGATAGTTCCCGTAATCGGGTACTTTTTAGCCAGGTGGTTTGCATCTATGGACGAGCCTGAAGAGCTGACACGATACAAGGCGAGGTTGAAGCGAGACTTGAAGCATCAGTTGAAAATCCTCAATGACCGGCATGTCACTGACGATATCAAGAAAGGAGTCAAGAAGAAGTACAGCGAAACGATGTTGAAATTGTCGACCGCTAACCAAGACTACAAGGAGCAGGGGGCGGCTCAGGGCATTGTTGTTGATGAGTGATTTCAAGTTAAATGAAAAAGGCCCTGCATTGCAGGGCCTTTTTATTTCATTTCAAAGAAAAACATCTGCTGGAACATTGAAACGCTGTGTCAGTGCCTTAATGTGGCGAACATTGAGGTGGCGCCTGCCATTGAGGATCTCGGAAACGACGGATTGGGCACCAATCTCTGGCAGATCACTCTGGGTAAGATGGTGCTCAGTCATCAGAAAGCGCAGCACTTCATGCCCTGGAGCATCGGGCAGAGGGTAATGCAGTGCGTCATAAGCCGAGATCAGGTCGCCCATTTGCGAGGCAAGAGCGGAGAACGGATGGTTTTCCTGTCCGCCGATTGTGTCCAACAGCTCATCCAGCGCTTCGACCAGGGCGTCGTAGTCGGCCTCGGTCTCCGGCGGGGTGAGCAGTGGCGCGACATAGCGCCAGTGTTCGGTGGCTTGCTTAAGGAGTGCGCTCATATGCACCTCACTTCCATTGGTTGCGGTCATACTCTTTGTGGTCGAGCACGACCCGGATGAATACTTTGCGGTAGGTGTAATCGACCGTCGCGATAAGCCGCAGCTTGTTACCGCCAATATCGAAAACATGCTTGTCACCAACCTTGTCCACGCTTGGGAAGAGCTGCTTCATGGCAGCGAAATCTTTGGGCTCTGCCTTGGTCATCAACCGATACCATGCGTCTAGCGCGCTGGCTGAATTGGGCCATTTGTCCTTGGCTTCCCAGATGCGCTTCTGGGTAATGACGTGCATGATCTGCTTCCGTATCGCAAATTGCTATGTCAATACGGTATTGCAATGCCGGCGCTATAGCAAGTTGCTATTCCAAAAAATCTTCTCGCCCTCGCCATCGAGTGCCCTGCCCTGGCCTGGGATGTTTGGGGGCCATCAAGCCTCCATCGGTAGGATGGTCCCGTAGTCGATGGACTGCTGTCGCTAGCCTCAGACCCGAGGCTGTGCCAAAGAAGGAATCACCCTATTCCCCACCTGATCGTCACGCGCGGCGAAGGTCAGCGCCTCTACCTCCACGTTCACCCCGACGCTGCCCCGGCCACCATCGTGGCGCAGTTGCAGAGCGAAGGCATTGTGATTGGGTACACACCACCACCTCACGTACCACCCGCCCCGCATCATAAGCCGGCTACATGCCGGCTTTTTGTTCCCCATCCTGAACCGTATGGACCACGTCGGCGCTTATGGCAACGCTGGATCAGATCAACCAGCGCGTGGTGCGCGGCCGTGCGGCTGGCAGCGGTGCCCTATGAGGTGGGTATTTGAGTTGACGGGAGAGTCGCGAGAGGCTCTACAAGAGATCTGAAATCAGCAAAGGGGCTATTTCATTTACTAACGACTGGAAATGAAGGATGAATGCCAACGCCGCAACTTGGAGTGGAAATAAATACTCAATATAGTCGGTTAAGTCTGTTTTAAAGTCATTGATTGTTTCTGGTATAAAACAGGTGAACCAGCTTATCTTGATTGTTAGTTGTGTAAGTATGCCATCTGAATAGTACTGTATTTCCAGTTTTCTTCTAAATAGTTTTCTTACAAAATTCAGTGAGGCGATAGAATTTTTCTCGGCCCTTTTAATTTGGTTGTTAATTGTGCTGTTTATTTGGGGTGTTGGGATAAATCTGGACGACTTGATTATAAATTCCCTAGCTTTCTCATCCTTAGGCATTAGGGTTTTAAATCGAATGATTTCGTAAATAAGGATTGCCCAGACAAAAATTATTATGTACTCCGGGCTTTTCAATTTTATTGAGACTGCTGGTGTGTTTACTGCCTCAAGGCTGCCGCCGGCAATGACGTACATGATTATAATTCCTGCTACTATAAGTAGGTTTCGGCGTGCTTTCTGTAGTTCATCCATTGAAGCTATCTCCACTTGAAAGCGACCATTTTAGCGTGGCCCCACTTAGTTCAACTAGTTGCTTGAATTTTCCTTAGCTCCCTCTCCACAGCCCGCTTCGCATTAGCCTTGCTCGCATACAGGTGGCGCAGGCGCTTGGGCTTGCTCTGGTCGCCGGCGGTGACGCTGGCTTCCTTCCCCGTCTTCTTGTCCCGGTAGTAGGCGATCACGCCGGTGTAGTCGCCGGGCACTTCCTCGTACAGCGCGTCCACCAGGTCTTCGGGCAGTTTGCTCTCCAGCTCCAGGCTGGTGGTGTAGCCGCCGTCGGCGGTGAGGCTGTGCTGCACGTTGCCGCCATGCCAGACGATGGCATCGATCTCGTCCTTCACGCCCTGCAGGGTGTAGGTGAGTTCGGGGATGAGGTCCGGCCGGCCCTTGGCCAGGGTGTAGCTGAGGGTGGCGCTGCCGCGCTGCAGGCGGTTCCACTCGCTGCGGGCGGCGCGCAGGGCGCTGGCCTGGTCGCTGTAGGTGTGGCGCAGGTCCTTGAGGTTGTCGCCGCCGCCGGCGATGGCCTCCTCCTTCCTGGCGCTGTTGACGTTGTAGTAGTAGGCGCGCACGCCGTCGTAGGCCTCGCGGTCGGCCACCAGGTAGCGGTGCTGGTCGCCGTCGGCGCGGGTGAGGGTGATGTGGGGCAGCTCGGCGCCGCTGGCGGTCTTGCCGCCGTTGCCGCCGAGGAACAGCAGGCGGCCCGCCTTCACCGTGGCCACGGCGTCGTAGTCCTCGCCCAGGCGGGTGAGGATGTTGGCGTCGGACTCGTTGGCCTGGTCCAGCTGCAGCACCGGCTGGCTGTCCAGGGCCTCGGCCACCACGGGCACCAGGCCCTGGCGCTGGGCGATCTGGCGGATCACCTCGCCCAGGGTAGTGCCGCTGTAGCTCAGCTCGCGCTTGACCTTGAGCTGCTTGCGCAGATCCGCGCTGCGGCCTCGGATGTTGAGCACGTCGGGCATGCCGGTGTGCTCGGTCTCGTCCACGGTGAAGGTGCCCTTGTCCACCAGGCCGGTATCGGTCCAGCCCAGCCACAGGCGCAGGGTGGCACCCTTGGGCGGGATGGCCAGCAGGCCGTCGTGGTCGCTGAGGCTGATGTCCAGCTGGTCCGCCTCCAGGCCCCGGTTGTCGGTGAGGCTGAGGCTGATCAGGCGCGGGCTCACCAGCTGGGCGATGTCGAGGCCGTCCACGCTCAGGCGGAAGATGGGCGCGGGGTAGTCGTTGTCGCCCAGGGCGCTGCGGGCCGCGTCGCGCAGGATGCCCAGGGCGGACTCCACCAGGCCCTCGATCACAGCAGGATCCTCCGCAGGATGTTCACGCCGGTGGCGCTGGCGGCGCCGAGCAGGTCGGTGCGGCCGTCGTCCACCCGCGTCAGGCCCAGGCTGAACTCGATGCGGCGCGGGGTGCCGTCGGGGAAAAACAGCGTGCGCGTCTCGCTCAGCCGCTCGATCACCCACAGCCCGAGGATCCGCCCGCTGCCCTCCACCATGGGGTAGGCCTTGCCGGTGTTGGCCATCTCCCGCAGGGCGTCGAGGCTGAGCAGGCTGCCGGCCAGCTCGGGCAGCAGGATGCCCGGCAGGGTGAGGGTGTCGTCGCCCCGGCCGGCGAACTGCCGGGCCGGGTTGGTGCCCACCCGGCTGCTGCTGGGGTGGCGCCATTCGGTCTGCCGCTGCAGCTCCTGGTAGGCGAGGGTGGGCAGGCCGAACACGAACATGCCGAGGGCCATCATCATGGCGGTTACTCCGAATCGGTGAGGCGCGAGCGGGTGCGGGCAGCGCCGGCGGCCTTCTGCCGGGCCAGTTCGGCGCGCACCTCGCGGGCGATGGCTTGCGGATCCATGCCCGGCGCGGCGTTGATGGTGATGCTGTAGGTGTCGCCGCCACGGGCCAGGGCGCCACCGCCGGCGCTGGCTACGGGCGGGCGGCTGTCGAAGCTGAAGCCGCCGCTGAGCACACTGGCACCGGCCTCGGTGAGGCGCCGGGCGGTGCTGCTGATCTGCCCCAGCACGTCGCCCTCGCCACCGGCCAGGCCCTGCACCAGGCCGGCCATGGTGAAGCCGCCCAGGCTGGCGAAAACGCGGCTTGGGGAGTGGATGCCGAGCTTCTCCTTGAACCAGGTGATGGTGCTGTCGGCGGCGCCGGTGATGCTGTCCTTCACGGCGGCGAGGCCGTTGGTGATGCCGTTGACCATGCCCTGCATGAGCATGCTGCCGAACTCGGAGAACTTGCCCGGCATCTCCACGCCGAAGTAGTTCATCACGCCGGCGAAGGCCCGGTAGAACAGGCCCAGGGGGCTGAAGTTGATGATGAGCTGGGTGATGCCGCCGATGCCGCCGTCGAAGCCGGCCTTGATCTCGGCCCACAGGCCGAGGAAGAAGGCCTTGATCGGGTCCCAGTACTTGTAGATCAGCAGTGCCGCCACGGCGATGGCGGTGATGGCCAGGCCGATGGGGTTCATCATCAGCGCGCGGCCGACCCACAGGATGGCCTGGCCGACGATGGGCAGCACGGTGCGGCCGAGGTTGAGCAACACGCTGGCCAGGCCGCCGCCCTTGATGCCCGCCAGCATCATGGCGTAGCGGAACATGGCGAACGGCCCCAGCAGGGAGGCGATGCCCAGGGTGAGGGTGCCGAACACCGTGGCCAGGCCCGCCAGGCCCGCCACCACCTTGAGGATGGTGAAGGCCAGCTCGGGGTTGGCCTTCACCCACGTGGTGACGCGCTCGAGGATGCGGTTGAAGCCTTCGATCAGGCGGATGATCGAAGGCCGCAGCGTTTCGCCCAGGGTGGCGGAGAGGTTGAAGGCGCGGTTCTGCGCCATCTGCAGGCGGGCCGAGAGGGATTCGGCGCGGATGTCCGCCTCGCGCTGCATGGAGCCCTTGGCCTTCTCCGAGTTGGCCAGGGCGAGCTGGCGGCGGTACTCGCCGACGTTGGCGGCGAGCTTGGCGGCGTCCTTGCCGTGCTCCTTGAGGAAGAGCTGGGTGGTGACGGTGCTCTGCTGTTCCTTGGGCAGTTTGTTGAGGGCATCGAGCACCTTGAGGATGGTGCCGGTGGCATCGCGGGACATATCCGCCTGCACCTTCTTGGCCTCCAGGCCCAGGGCCTTGAGGCCGTCCTTGAAGCGCTTGGGCTGGATGCTGGCGTTGGAAAGCTCGCGGATCATGGCGTTGGTGGCGGTACCGGCCGTTTCGGCCGTGGCGCCCAGGCTGAGGAAGGTGCTGCCCAGGGCCGCCGCGTCCTTGAAGCTCATGCCCGCCGTGGCCGTGGCACCGGCGGCACGCTGCAGCACGTCGATGATGTCGCCGCCCTTGGACTGGGCGTTGTCGTCCAGGTAGTTGATGGCGTCGCCCAGCTGGTCGATGTTCTTGATCGGCAGCTTGTAGAGGTTGGCGATGCGCGCCAGGTCCTCGCCGATCTGGTCGGCCGGTAGCTCGAAGGCGGTGGCGGCATTGGCGGCCACACCGGCGAACTTCAGCAGCTCATCCTTGCCCTGGATGCCCATGCGCGCCCCGCCTTCCACCAGGGCGGCCAGCTCCGTCGATGCCATGGGGATGCGCTCGGACATGGCCTTGATGGCGTCGCCCATCTCGTAATACACCGAGGTGAGCTTGCCGCCGTCGTCCCGCGCGCCTTCCACCTGCTTGGCCACGCCCAGCATGGCGTCCTCGAAGTCGATGTAAGCCTTGGCGGTGGCCACCACGGGGGCGCCCATCGCGGCGCCTGCAGCGGCGGATCCGGCACCCACGCCGGCCATGCTGCCGGCCAGCGCCTGGGAGGCGTCGTACTGGCCCCGGGCGGCGGCCAGGCGCTTCTGCTGGGTGGTGATGCGCTTGAGCCGCTCCTCCTGCTGGCCGATGGCGCGGGTGGTGGCGCTGATCTGCCCGCGCAGGTCGCGCTCGGCGCTGCCCAGCTTGCGGGTGTCGATGCCGGCGGCGGCTAGCTTGCTGCGCAGGCCCTGGAGCTGCACCTGGTTCTCGCCGTGCTGGCGTTTGAGGGCGGTGGCCTCGCGGATGGCGCTACGCAGGTCGCGGGTCATCTGCCGGGTGGGCACGGTGCTGTTGGCCATTTCCCGGCTCAGGGCCTGCACCCGGGCGCGGGCGGCGCCCAGGGCGCGCTCGGTGTCCTGGGCGGCGCTGAACTGGGCGCGCCAGGCGGAGACGTCGCGCTGCTGGGCGTTGAGTTCCTTGAGGCGGTCGCGGGCCGCCTTCAGCTCGCGGGCGACGCCGACGGAGCCGCCCTGGATGCGCTTGAGCGGCGCGGTGACGCGGTCCAGCGCGGAGAGAATGACCTGGAGTTGCAACTGGTCAGCGGCCATCTGGCTGGCTCCGTAGCCGGGCGCGCTCGCGCCATTCGGTCAGTTCGGTGAGGGTGAGCCCGTCCATGTCGGCCGGGGCCCAGTGGAACACCACGGCGATGTCCGCCATGGCGTCTTCTACGCGGCGGGGGAGCTGTCCTTCGCCGCCTTCGGCAGCAAAAAAGCCACCACCTTGGCGCCCAGGGCGAGCAGGTCGGCCGGGTCCAGGCCGCGCACTTCCAGGTCGGTGAGGGTGGGCACGCTGACACGCGGGAGGACCTTGATCAGGCTGTCCACGTCGAGCTGGACCAGCTCGGCCAGGTGCACGCCGCGCAGCTCGCCGGCGGTGGGCTTGCGCAGCTCGATGGTGGCGAAGGTGTGCTCGCCGCGCTTGAGGGGGGTTTCCAGCTCGACGCTGTTGGGGTTGGTGCTCATGGGGGGATTCCTCGGGGTAGGGGCGCCCCGCGCGGGGCGCGTGGGTTACAGGCCCAGGGCCTGGCGCTGGGCTTCGAGCAGGTCCTTGCCGTCCACCTTCTCGATGAAGTTGAGCAGGTCGATCTCGATCACTTCGGCGTTATCGATGGTGAGCTTGTAGTAGCTGAGGGTGCTGGTGATCTTCACCTCGGTGTCTTCGCCCGGGGCGGCTTCGCCGCTGTCGATGGTCTCGTGCCGGCCGCGTGCCTGGATCTCCACCGCCATGACCTGGCCGGTGTCGTCGCGCTGGTAGGCGCCGGCCCAGCGCAGGGGGATCGCGGCGGCGCCCACGGCGCCGTATTGCTTCAGCACCGCTACGTCGAGGCCGCCGAGGGTCCATTCGATCTGCAGGCCGTCGTCGCTGAAACCGAGGTCAACCTTGACCGGGCCGTTCATGCCGCCGCCCCGGAATGCCTCCATCTTGCGGGCGAGCACCGGCACGGTGACGGACTTGCAGACGCCGCCGTACGAGTTGCCGTCGACGAATAGCATCATGTTCTTGAGTTTGCTGGGCAGGGCCATGGGGGCGCTCTCCTACGGCGCGGCCAGATCCGCGCCGGACGTGGGTCAGGCGTTGATCTGGGCGGCGTAGTCGACCAGGTAGCGGTCGGTGATGCGCTGCTTGAAGGTGAGGTCCTCCAGCGGCGGCACGGGGGTGTAGTCGTAGTCGATGAACAGCTTGCCGGCCTTGAGGGTGTCCTTGTCGTTGGCCTCGGAGTCGTACCAGGCCTGGCCGTCGATGATGTAGCCGGCGGCCTTCAGCTCGCGGAACTTGGCGTTGATGCCAGCGATGATGTCCTTGATCAGGCCCGGGGTCATGGGCTTGTCCACGGCCCAGAAGTGCGCCTCGGCCATGGTGTCGGCCAGCACCTGGGCGGTGCGGGTGTAGTTCTCGAAGGCGAAGAGTGGGTCCTCGCTGCAGGTGCGCGAGCCCCAGAAGCGGAAGCCGGCCTCCTGGATGAGGGTGGTGACCTCGTTGCTGTTGAGGTAGTTGGCGTCGGTGGCGGGGTTCTGCAGGTCCCACCAGACGTCGGCACTGATGCCGGTGACGCCGTCCACGGCGACGTTGGAAAGCGTCTTGTGCCAGCCGATCTCCTGGTCGATCTTGGCCCGCAGGCCCAGGGCGATGGCCACCGCCGGGGCGGTGACGGTGGCGCTCTCGGTGGTGCTCCAGCGCTGGAAGTCGGGCCAGATCACCATGCATTCGCGGGCGCCGAAGTTGTTGCGGTAGGCGACGGCCTCTTCCTTGGTCTTGCAGCCGTGGGCGCTGAGGTAGGCGAAGGCGCGCAGGTCCTTGGCGATGCTCACCAGGGCGGCGGCCACCTCCTGGCTGTCCAGCCCCGGCACTCCGAGGATGCGCGGCACCACCCCCAGGCGGCCCTTGGCGGCCAGCAGGGCCTTCATGCCGGTGTACTTGCCGTCGGCGGTGGTGGTGCCGATGAGGTGGGACTTGAGCGAGGCGGCCTTCTGCGCCTCGGTCTCGCCGGTGCCGTCCGCCACGCGCACCACGATGGTCAGCGGCTTGGTCTGGTCGGCGATGGCCTGCAGGCTGGCGGCCAGGGTGCCCTGGGTGCCGGCCTTGCCGACGGCGGTCTGCACGTTGGTGATGAGCACCGGGGTGTCGAGGGGGAAGGCGGCTGCGTCGGCGTCCGCGCCGGTGCAGACCAGGCCGATGACGGCAGTGGGGATGGTGCGGATCGGGCGCGTGCCCTCGTTGATTTCGAGGACGCGCACGCCGTGGAGGTAGTCGGCCATGGTCGGTGCCTGCGTTGTGGGATGACAGGGCACAGGCTGCCGCGCGCGCGACGGCGCGGCGAGCGGCGGGGGTTGTAGGGGAGGGGGTTACAACGCGTGCAGGCGGCGGGTGGGGTAGGGTTGGTATCAAGGCCGGTGCGGAGCCCGGGGGATGTGGTGCGGTAGAATCCTTCCTTCACAAGGAGGCTGTTATGTGTACCCCTGATCCACGCTCTATTCTGCGGTTTTTCGTATGGGCTACGTTCGCGTTTCCAGCGCTTTTGAGCATGCACTTCTATGTGCAGATACTAGGGCCGGTTAGGCGCGTGGGCCTCTTGTATGTTCCGTATTCTCTTGTTGAAGGAAACCTTCCGCTCACCTTTGTGCGCACTCTGTTACTGCTCACCCTGGTAGGTGGCGCTTGCGTTCTTTGGGCGGTTCTTCTGAGGAAGATCGAGCGAGTGTGGCAGCAACGAAAGACAGCTGGGAAACCGTCCTTCTAAGAGGGCCTTCGGGCCCTCTCTCCATACAAGTGCTTCCATTTGCATAGGGCAGCACAGTCAGCGGCCGGCGTTGCCCACCCCGTGCACGGCGGCCTCGATGGTGGCAACGGTCTCGGCGGCAATGTCCTCGGCCCGGGCGCTGTCGCCCGAGGCCATGGCCTGGCGGATCAGCTCCTTGGCCTGCAGGCGCGTCTCGCGGATCTGGTACAGCGCCTCGGTGTAGGCGGCGGCCTCGGCCAGGATGCTGTCGGCGGCCTGCCGTGGGGTGCGCCCGTTGAGGGCCCAGGCGGCAACGGTGCGCGGCACTTCGCCCTGGTAGTCAGCGGCGGCGAAGGCCTGGGCCTCGGCGGCGGCGCGCTCGTACTCCACGGCGCGCAGGGGGTCGCCGGCGACGGTGCGGCGCGCTGCGTCGGCGGCGGTGTCGATGCGCTGGACGAGCTCTGCCACCGTCAGCGTCGGAGCGGCCGGTTTGACAAGTTGCAGTGTGCCCTCTGCCGTCAGGTGGATCTGCTGCCCCTTGGCGAGCCCCTGCAGCAACTGGGCGTATTCATCGGCGGTGAGGGGGATGCAGTCGTCCGGTACGTCGCTGCCGTTGATTCTCGGGGCGTAGAAGCCGCCGGTCATGGGTGAATACAGCATGGTCGCTCCTTATTTGCCGATGGCAAGCCAGTACACGTCGAAGTTGGAGTCACCGCTGGATGAGGAACCGTTGCCTGAGCGGCGAGCAAAAACTGCGGCCGAGCGGTTGAGCGCGCCGTTGCTCTGCGAGGTATCCCAGCCTAGGGGGACGCCGACGACAGGGAGGGCGATCTCGGCGTATTTGCTGTTGGGGAAGGTGACGGGGAACGTGACGGTGATGGGGCCTGCCGCCCCGTTGGAGGCTCGGCCCCACTGCAGGATCAGGCCCCCCAGCCAGGTGGGCAGCGCGATGTAGCCGGTTGCTCCCAGTAGCAGGTTCACGCCGGCTCGCAAGGTCTTGGGCGTGACCGTTACGTTGTCCAGCACGCCCGCCGTCACCTCGGCCTGGGTACCGATCCTGAGCACTCCGCGCAGGGTCTCCGTAGCATTGGCAGCGGCTGAGCGCAGGGACTGGAAAACCCTGAACGAGGTCATGGGGCGTGTGTTGTCTGCCGCATCGCCCGCCTCGGCGTCGGCCTGGCTGGCGATGGCGATGCCATAGCCCTCCAGGCTGGTGGGGTTGGTGGCGGCGATCACGCGGCCGTAGCGGTCCACGGTGACGCTGCGGTAGGTGCCCACGGTGACCCCGCTGGGCCCGGCCATCATCTCGAAGATCAGGTCGGTGCTGCCCAGGGTAATGGGGGCGTCGCTCACCAGTTGCCAGACGCTGTCGCCGTGGGCAGTGCCCTTTTCCACATGGACCAGCAGGCCCGGCGTCACTTCGGCGCTGGCGTCCGCGTCCGGCGCCCGGTTCCAGCCGCTGGCCGACACCAGGTAGATCCCGTTGTCCCGCGCCTGGGGCTGGTTCTTCACCAGCACCCGGGCGCCGACGGTGAGGGCGACACCGTCAAGGGTCTGGATACCGCTGAGGGTGACGGGGGCCGTGGTGGCGGCCAGCACCGAGTGTTTGAAGTCCTGCTTGTTCAGCTCCTCGAGCAGACGCTGCTCGACGAAGCTGCGGGTCGCCAGCACCACGCTGGGGTCGACCTTCAGCTCCACCGTGCTGGTACTGCTCACCACCAGCACCATGCGCAGCACCTGGGTGCGCCCGCTGCCCTCGGCCAGCTGCGGCTTGTAGCTGGGCGGGCAGTTGGCCACGGCCACCAGGGTGCCGGCGGCGTCGTACAGGCCCAGCTCGCGGATCCACCAGCCGCCGACGGTCTCGGGGATGACCAGCTCGGCGATCACCTGGCTGCTGTTGGCCGGGTCCACCTGCAGGGTGTTGAGGTTGGCCCGGTACGTCTCGCGCACCAGGGCCGTCTGGGTGCGGTCGGGGTTGGGCAGGCTGCCGTTGCCGTCGCCGACGGCCATCTTGCTGATCTGCAGGGGCTGGTTGAGGGCGGCGGCGTTGGCCAGCTTGGCCTCGCCGAGGGCGGTGAGGATGGCGTAGTAGGTCTGGCTCATGGGTAGACGCTCAGGGTGTCGATGAGGTGGGAGGTACCGCCCGCCACCAGCGTGGGGCTGCTGACCTCGATGGGGCCGGGGGCGTAGGGGTAGACGGTGAGGGTTTCGCCATCCAGCACGGCCACGCCAAGTGCAGCCGGGCCACGTGCCTCCAGGCTGATGGCCAGGCCGGTGAGGTGGCGGCTGAGGGGCTTGGCGTCGTCGATCAGCAGCGTGAGGGATTCGTACATGGCCTCGGTGATGCCGGAATCCAGCACGCCGATGTCCAGCGCGAAGGTGCCGCGAGGGCCTGCTGGCGTGGTCTGCCACCACTCGGTGACGCGGATCAGGTAGCCCAGGGGCTCCACCACGCGGCGCAAGGCGCCGATGGTGCCCTTGTGGGCGTGCACGAACCACGCGGAGCGGATCACCTGGCGTTTGGTGGCCTCGCTCCAGCCGGCTTCCCAGCGGTCCACGGAGAACGCCCAGGCGAGGTAAGGCAGCAGGGCTACCGGGCAGCGCTCGGGGCTCACCAGGTCGCGGATGGGCACCGGTACCCGCTCGATCTCGGCCAGGGCCTGGGTGGCGAGGCGCTCCAGGGCGGTGGCGTTGCCGGGCAGCAGCGGGCGGGCCATCACAGCGACGCCAGGCTGAGGTGGATGCCGGTGCAGTACCCGGCCTGGTAGGCCGTGGGCACGATGTCGGCCCAGCCGTTGAGCTGCACCTTGCGCACCCCCTCCACGTGCAGCGCGGCATGCACGGCCGAGGCGGAAACCTCCACCCCCAGGCGCCGGCGGGCGTCGACCAGGGCCCGGCAGCGGGCCTCGGCCGCCGCCAGGATGGGCTCGGCCTCGGGGCCGGTGCTGGCCAGGTACAGGGTGGCGGTGACGCTGTAGGGGATGATCTGCGCGCCCTGCACGGTGAGGCGGTCGGCCACCGGGCGCACGTCCTCGTCGGAGAGGGCGGCGAGCACCACGGCCAGCAGGTCCGCCGGGGCGCTGCCGTCGCCGGCCAGGGCCTGCACGGTGACCACCACCTCGGCCGGGGCCGGGCTCACGGCGGTGGCATCGGCCACCCGGCCGTCGGCGCTGCGGGCGTGGTAGACGTAGGCGTTGCGCGGGCCGGCGGTGCTCAGGCCCTCGAAGGCCATCTGCGCGCGCTCGCGCAGGGCGTCGTCACCCTCCATCACCGCCGGGGCCTGGTCGGTGGCGGGCGTCACCACCAGGCGGCGCACGTTGTAGTTGGCGGCCACCTGGTCCAGGTCGGCGCCACGGGCCTTGGCCAGCAGGGTGGCCAGGGCGGCCTCGTTGACCCGTTGCCGCCAGACCAGTTCGCGGTAGGCGTTCTCCTGCAGCAGCTTGTTGAGCGGGTCGGACTCCAGCGCCATGCGCGCGGCGATCTCCTCGCGCTCGGCCTCGGGCCACAGGGCCAGCAGCGCGGCCTTGCGCTGCTCCAGGATCTGCTCGTAGTCCAGCTGCTCCACCACCCTGGGGTCGGGCAGCTGGGCCAGGTCGATGGGGGTAAAGGTCTTCATGCCACGGCCCCCAGGTTGAGCGGCACGCTCAGGCTGCCGGCGTCCAGGCTCTCCCGGTCGGTGACCTCCAGTTCCAGCACGTACTGCCCGGCCTGGCTGAGCTGGGTGAGCTGCACGCGGTCCACGCGCACGCGCGGCTCCCAGCGCATGAGCGCCATGGCGATGGCGGCGTAGCAGCGCAGCAGGGTGGCGGCGTTGCCGGGCTGGTCGATCAGGTCCACCAGCAGGCAGCCGTACTCCCGGCGCTGCACGCGGCTGCCGATGCGGGTGGTGACGATGTCGCCGATGCTCTGGCGGATGTGCTCGCGCCGGCTGATGGCGGCCCCGGTGTGGCGGTTCATAGCGGCGGGCTCGTGGGGGCGCCCAGGTTGCCCAGGTGCACGTGCTTGACCAGGCTCACGCCGGCGGCGACCACGTCGGTGCTCACGGTGACGGTGCCGGTGACGTTCTGGTTGCCGGTCTGGGTGTAGTTGCCCTGGTGGGTGATGTCGCCGGTGATGGTTATGCCGCCGGTGCTCACCAGTTCGGTGCTGCCGCCGGCCGGCAGGGTGGCGCGCAGGTGGTGGGCGGCGCTGTCGTACTCGATCACTGCGCCGTCGCGATAGGTGCGCCGGTGCAGGCCTGGGCGGTCGCCATTGGCAGGGTGCTGGTCACTGAACAGGCCGACGATGGCCACGCCGTTGGCGGTCTGGCCAGAGGGGCTCAGTAGCACGACCTGCTCGCCGATGGTCGGTGGGTCCCACTCGCGGTCATCGCCGGCGCGCAGCGTGGCCCAGGGCAGCCAGCCGGTGAGCAGCCGGCCACTCTGGACTTTCACGCGCGGGCCCGTGTGGTCCACCTCGGCGACAGTGCCGAGGCGGATGAGGTTTTCCAGCAGGCGGGTGATGGTGGCGAGATCGTTCATGCCGCCGATGGTGGCGGCCACGCGCGCGTGATGCAGCCGCGCGGCTTTGTAAGGGGGGCGTCTACAGGGTGAGGTGGGCGAGCACCTGGTCACGCACCAGGTCCCGCTCGGCATCGGTGAGGCCGAGCAGCTCGCGCTTGGCGTACTGCACGTCGCGGGCGCCGGGGGCGGGGCGGTCGCGCAGGCCGTACTGGTGCACGCGGGCGATGCGGGCGATGCGGCCGGTGAAGCCGACCACGGCGCCGTCGGCGCGGCCCTGGGCCTTGAGGTAGCGGGCGGTGCGCAGCTTGGTGAACATCCTGGCCTTGCGCTTGATGCGCCCGGCCTTGGCGCGCAGTTCGCGGGGCTTGCGCGGGGCGTAGGCGCTGCCGTCCGGGTTGCGCTGGGTGACGATGCGTTGCTGCTGGCTGCGGCGCAGGCCCTGGGCGACCTGGCGGGCGAGGCGGGTGCGCTCGGTGGGTTGCAGGCGGGTGATGAGCGGGGTGAGCCAGTCGCTCAGGTCGTCGAGCGGGTCAGCCATGGGGCACGTACCACAGGTCCTGGTTGCGTTGGCCCGGGGCGGGCCAGTCGGGGTCCAGCAGGGCTTCGCTGGGCTGGGGCTCGCCGGGGTGGCTGAGCTGCACCTGGCCGTTGGCGTCGTGGCTCACCACCACGCGCTCGGTGAGGCGCAGGGTGCAGGCGACGTCGGCCTTGTCGTTGTCGAGGATGTCCACCTCGAAGCTGACGGCCTCGCGGGCACGGTCGAGGTTGGCGAGCAGCTCGGGCTGGTTGACCCGCAGCCAGCCGAGCAGCGGCAGCATGATCAGGTCCGGGTCGCCGGCGTAGTCGGTGAGGATCACCTGCAGGTCGTAGTTGTACTCCCAGGAGAGGGATTTGGCTGCGGTGCAGCGCAGGGTGCCGTTGTCGATGAACACCAGCAGGCGGTCGGGGTTGCGTTGCAGGTCGGGGACGCTGGCCAGCAGGTGCCGGCGCAGGCTGGTGGGTTTGTTCATGGTTGGCCCTGTTGGTGGCGGTAGACCATGTCCACCTGGGCGGCGCAGTCGGCCCAGGCGGCTTCGAGGCGTTCGCTGTCGCTGAGCAGGTCGCCGTTAGCGGTCGGCGCCGTCGCCGGCAGCTGGCACGGCACCACTGCGGGACAGCCAGTCACGGTAAGCGTCCGCTCCGCTGAGGGCGGGGCGCTCGCGCAGCCGGCGAGCAGCAGCAGGCAGAGGCAGAGCGGACCAGGTCCGCAGGTCGGGGTCGGCATGGGTCAGCTCCTTGAGGGTGCGCTCGCGCTGGGCCAGGCCCTGGCGCAGTTGGGTCTGGAGGGTGCGCAGAGCGGCCTGGGCGGTGCGCTCGGCCTGCAGGGCCTGGTCGAGCTGGGTGATGGTCTGCGCCTGGCGCTCGATGCGCTCGCGGGCCTGCTGCAGGGCCTGGCCGTCGCGCTCGGCGCGGGCACTTTCGGCCTGGCTGCGCAGCTGCTGGGTCCACAGCAGCAGGGCCAGGGCGGCCAGCAGGGCGAGGCCGTAGCGGGCCTGGCGCAGGGGACTCACGCGGCGGCCTCGGTGTGCCGGGCGTAGGCGCGTTCGAGCTTCACGTCGTAGAGGTTGCGGGCGTAGGCGGGGCCGTTGTAGCGGCGGGCGAACTCGGCCCACTTCTTTCCCTTGAGGGCCTTGTGCAGGGCCGGGTCGGTTTCGATGAAGCGGACGAAGGCGTCGAGCTGCTCGGCCTCGCTGCGCTGTATGGCCTCGGCGAACGCCTGGACGCTGGGGTAGCCGAGGGCGGTGGCGTGGTAGCCCATGATCTGGAACAGGCCCCAGCTGGCGGACTCCAGGGCGCAGGTGTCGTCCAGCTGGCGGGCGCTGGCCAGGCGCTGGTGTTCGGCGGTGCCGCCGGCGTAGCCACCGGGCGCGGCGTTGACCAGGTTGGGGAACTTGGCGGCCAGCTCCAGGGCGCGCTGCTCCCGCTGCTGCACGTCGTCACCCGGGGCTCGGGCCAGCTTGAGGCGGGCCAGCATGACGTGGCGCTCGAAGAGGATCACCGGGCGGCCATTGGCAAGGAAGCCCTGGCCCCGGCTCTCCACCTCGTTGACGGCGTAGAGCGCGGCCAGTTCGATGCCGAGGCGTTTGGCGGCGGCCACCAGGTCGGCGTGCTTGAGTAGGCGACCGGTGTCCTGCCCGGCGAGGGCTGTGAGGGTCTTCTCGCCGGCGATGCCGTCCGCCACCAGGCCGATGCGGGTCTGGTAGGCGCGTACGGCCTGCTCGGTGGCGTCGCCGTAGTCGCCATCCTCGGTGAGCGTGGCGCCGTGGGCAACCAGGGCTTTCTGCAGCTGGGCGACGGCCTGGGAGCGGTCGCCGTGTCTGAGCGGGGTCATAGGGAGTCCACCTTGCGGTTGAAGAAGCGGCGGGCGAGGGCGCGGACGCCTTCGACCCCCAGCAGGCCGATGGCACCGCCGAAGAAGGGCGCGGAGCCGGGCGGGATGCCCACCAGGCCCAGGCCGTGGCTCACGGACAGGGCCAGCAGGCCGCACAGCGGGGCCTCCAGCAGCACCCGGCGCAGGGTGCCGCCGCCGTAGATGACGCGCAGGCCGGCGATGAGGGCGGCCAGCAGGCCGGCGTAGAGGCCCGGCCAGTTGTGTTCGAGCCAGGCGAAGAACCAGGCCCAGGTTTCGGGGCGGTCAGGCATGCGCTTCATTCCAGTGTCCGGCGTGGATGGCGTGGATCCGCCGTACGACCTCGCCGAGTAGGGCGGGGCTGTAGCGCTGGGCCAGGGGGAAGCCCAGGGCGGCGGCACAGAACTCGCTGCAGAACATGCGGCGGGGGTTGTCGATGGTGAGCGGGACCAGCTGGCTGCCGAGCAGGCCGAGCCAGTCGTAGCCCTTGCCCTGGTGCGCGGTGAATACCTGCTCGATGAGCTGGGCGTCGGCCCAGGGCAGCGGGATCAGGTCCCAGTGGGCGAGGTCGAGCTCGATGCGCTTGGCGCGCACGCCGCCGTCTCGGCCGGAGGCGGACAGCCAGCGGCCGTCGGGCATCACCAGTTCACAGTGGCTGTAGGGCGAGCGTGTCCATACGCGGATGAGGCGGTTGAACAGGCTGCCCCGCGCCTTGTACAGGGCGAGGTAGATCAGTCCCATAGGTTCACCGTTTGACGTTGGGGTTGCGGGGCCTGGGCGGGGAGGGTGACCCGGTGGCCCTGGGGGATGACCGGGCCGAGGTCGGCCAGGCCGGGGTTGGCCTCCAGAACCGCTTCGGTGAGGCCGGCGGTGCGCCCGTAGACCCGCCAGCAGATGGCGTCGACGGTGTCGCCCTGGAGCGCGCGGACGGTGTTCATCAGATCAGCTCCACGGTGGTGCGGCCGATGCCCAGCAGGTCGCGGATGGCCCAGCGCTGGTCGCGGCGGTACTCGGCGATGCTGTCCACCTCTTCGGCGGCCTTCTGCTCGCCGCTGTTGGTGGCGTCGTAGCTGCGATAGCGCTCGGCGATCTCGGCGCTGGTGGCGCAGTACACGGCGCGCCGGTAGGCGTGGACCAGGGCGCTGACGCCGTTGATCCTCGGGCTGGGGACGTCGGCGAGGGTGGCGTAGCCCTTGGCGATCCATTCGGCCCGGCGGGTGACCAGGTCGCTGTTGACGCTGAGCATGGCGTTGACGGTGGCCAGCGACAGGCGGGCATTGGTGATGGTGCCGGCGATGCGCTGGGCTTCGCGCAGGTGGTCGGCGTCGATGTCCGGCCAGAAGCCGTCATTGACCAGGGTGAAGGCCTTGGGGGTGGTGTCGCCGCCGACGAAACCGCTCATGTGCTGCTCTCGCGTGGAGGGCGGTGGTCGGGGCGTCACAGCAAGGGAGGAGGTCCTGCTGATCGGCCCCGAGCCGCCCGGGTTGCGGGGGACCGCTCGGTTAGCCGGGGTTGCCGGTCAGTTTGGTGAGGAGGCGCTCGGCGCGCTCCAGATCCTTTTTGCCGCCGCAGCTGCTGTGCAGCTGGATGGCCTGGGTGAGTAGGTCGATGCCGGCCTGCACCTGCCCCGGTTGGCCCGGGTTGCTTTCGTCCAGGCCGCGCAGGGTGGCGCGGCCGAGGGCCAGGGTCAGCTTGGCGCGGGCTTCGTCGGGCATGTCTTCGCCTTCGGTGATGAGGGCGGTTCGGGTGAGCACGTCGAGGGGGAACTCGGCGCCGGTCTTCTGGGCGGTGAGGGCGGCGGTGGCCACCTCTTCCGCCACCAGGCAACCGGTGGTGCGGGCAAAGCGGTCGGGCATCGCCATCTTGTGGCGCAGGACGTACTCGGCGATGTCGAGGCCGGCATCGAACTGGCCGGCGTCGAAGTTCCAGACCATCAGGGTGACCAGGACGTCGTCCTGGGCGCCCTGGCCGCCGGCCAGCACGCCGTCTACGTAGGGTTGGTAGTCGGGCAGCAGCTTGGCCTTGAGGTTGCCCTTGGCTGCCGTCGACTGGACGTTCTTGAGGCGGAGCTGGTCCTGCTGCAGCTTGGCCAGCATCAGCTCGTAACTGGTGAGTCCCTCCATGAGCTGGGCGGGGGCGGCCTGGGCCACCTCCCGCTCGGCGCGTTTGCGCAGGAGGTTGCGCTGGGCAAGGGTCAGGGCCATGGCGTCATACCCGCTCGATGTTCTCGACCAGTGCCACCAGCCCCAGGTCCTCGATCACGTAGGCGTCGTTGGAGGACTGGTAGTCGGCAATCTGGTCCAGGTCAGGTTCGTCGCGCAGGTGACGGCGGCGGGCGCTCTCCAGCCAGTAGATGGAGAGGTTGCTGAGGGTGGTGACCAGTACGCCGCCCTCGATGAAGAAGGGGGCGTCCTCGATCGGCAGGCCGCCCAGGCGGCCTTTGGTGACGATCTCGGCGGCGGCGTTCTCTTCGACGTTGGAGGCAGCACCCTTTTCGACGGCAGCCAGTTGCTTTTCGTGCAGCAGGTTGCGGTCGACCAGCACCACCAGATCCGGGCGCTTGCGGTGCCACGGGTCCAGCATCTGGATGGCGTCGAACACCAGGCCGTCGAGGGTCTTGTAATCGCCGGTGGCGCCGATGGTGACCTTGCCGGCGGTCTTGCCGGAGTCCAGCACCCGCTCAGGGGCGGCGGTGCGGATCTTTTGCAGCCAACCGATATTGACGTCCTGCAGCAGGGGGTTGGCGACGATGTCCGTATCGGCGGCCGCCTGGGTGCCGTTGAAACCAACCATGATGCGGTCAAGGCCCTGGCGCTGGACGATGGAGCTGGACAGGCGCACCTGGAAGTCAGGGAACTTGGCCCAGGCGTCGAGCAACTGGTAAGGGATGGCGGTGTCGTAGTTGGTCTTCTTGCAGGCGTAGCTGTCCTTGGTCAGGTGCGCGACGTTCTTGGGCTTGCGACGGGTGCCGGCGGCGGTGTTGGTTCGGCTGGCGATGGGGCCGCTGACGCCCAGGCCGATGGCTTCGCCTTCCTGTTCGTTGACGCCGATGATGTTGATGCGGCGCAGGAACTCGTTGGATTCCTGGATAGCGGTCTCGAGCTTCTGCTGCACTGTGGGGGTGACGCTGAAGCGTTCGGTGGCGGCGGGGACGCCGTTCAGCTTGGCCACGTGGGCCAGCAGGCTGTTGAAGACGGTACGGGTTTCGGTGCGCATTTAGGGTTCTCCGGTAGTCGGTCGGGCGGTTTAGAAGTCGCTGAGCACAGCGCCGTCCCCACCGGTGACGGTCGGGCGTTTCTGCTGGCTGTGGGCTTCGGTGCCTTCGAGGCGCGTGATCAGGTCGGCCAGCTGGGTCTCCAGCTTGCTGAACCTGGCTTCGAGGGCCTGGCGGGCCTTCTGCTCGGTGCTGAAGGCGCTGGCCTGATCCTTGGCGTGATCGGCGATGGCCTCGATGGCGCTGGACAGTTCGGAGAACTGGGCGGCATCCCTGCCTTCCTTGTCCTTGCTCTTGCCGAGCAGATCCATGACGCGGGTGAACAGGCCTGCGACCTTGCTCTCGGCGTCGTGGATCTCCTCGAATTCCATCAGGGTCTCTTCGGCGGCGCTGAAGAGGTTGTCCTTGTGCAGCTTGCGGGTGGCGAGGGTGCCGTGCTGGGCGCTGAACTGCAGCGCTTCGGTACCCAGGCTGGCGGGGCTGTCGGTGACGGCCAGGCCCACCAGGTAGGCCTTGCCGGTGTCGGCGAACTTGGGTTGCACCTCGATGCTGGTGTAGACCTTCTGCCCCTTCTTGTTGAGTTCGATGAGGGCGGCGGTGGGCTCGATCTGGGCGAACAGGGCGAGCTTCTTGTCGCCGGCGATGTCGACCTCTTCGGCCTTGAGGGCCAGGACGTCGCCAAAGGCGCCGAAGATGCTGTCCGGCCCCAGGCCACGGATGTGCTCGCAGTTCAGGCGAGCGCCGTAGGTGTTGGGGTTGTAGGTGGCGGCCATGTCTTCGATCCAGCTGCGCTCGATCTTGCGGCCGTCGGTGGTCGCGCCCTCGACGGCGATGCGGGTCCATTTGCTGCGGAGCTTGGGTTGGGGGGCGGTCTTGTCGGCCATGCTGAATCCTCGGTGCCTTGGCGGTGCGCCTTGCGTTGAGGGCATGGTCGACAGCTGGGCAGGGCGCAGCAACGCGCGCGACCTGTATGCGGGGGAGCTACAGGGCGCGCCGGTAGGGGCTCGCGCGCGCGACCGGCAGCATCGGCGCCATGAATGCCATCGTCGAGTTGCCCATCGATCCCCGCCGCCATGCCAAGCACCTGTATTGGCAGGGCTTCCGTGTGTGCGAGATCGCCGAGCTGATCGGCGAGAAAGAAAAGACGCTCCACAGTTGGAAGGCGCGAGACGAGTGGGACCGGGCCACGCCGTTGCAGCGGATCCAGGCGGCGACCGAGGCGCGCCTGGTACAGCTGATCCTCAAGGAGCCGAAGTCGGGGGCGGACTACAAGGAGATCGATCTGCTCGGCCGCCAGATGGAGCGGCAGGCTCGTATCGAGCGCTACCAGGCCGGCGGCACCGAAACCGACCTCAACCCGGAGCTGGCGAAGCGCAACGAGGGACCGAAGCGCAAGCCCAAGCGCAACGACATCTCCGAGGAGCAGGTGGAGACGCTGGTCGAGGCCTTCCTCGATGGCGCTTTCGACTACCAGAAGGACTGGTACCGGGCCGGCAATCAGCGCACTCGCGCCATCCTCAAGAGCCGGCAGATAGGTGCCACGTTCTACTTCGCTCGGGAGGCGCTGATCGATGCGCTCACCACGGGCCGCAACCAGATTTTCCTGTCGGCCAGCAAGGCGCAGGCGCACATCTTCAAGGCGTACATCCAGTCGTTCGCCCGTGAGGTGGTGGGGGTGGAGCTGGCGGGCGACCCGATCATCTTGCCCAACGGGGCGGAGCTGCATTTCCTTGGTACCAACGCCCGCACGGCTCAGGGCTATCACGGAAATTTCTACTTCGACGAGTTCTTCTGGACCTTCAAGTTCAACGAGCTGAACAAGGTGGCCAGCGGCATGGCGATGCAGAAGCGCTATCGCCGCACCTACTTCAGTACGCCCAGCTCGATGGCCCATGAGGCTTACAGCTTCTGGACCGGGGAGCGTTTCAACAAGGGCAAGCCAGCGGCCCAGCACCTGAAGCTGGACGTGAGCCACGACGCCCTGCAGATGGGGCGGGTGTGTGAGGACCGCATCTGGCGGCAGATCGTCACCATCCTCGACGCCGAGGGCCGGGGCTGCGATCTGTTCGACATCGATGAGCTGCGCCTGGAGTACGACGCGGCGGCGTTCCAGAACCTGCTCATGTGCGAGTTCGTGGACGACGGGGCCAGCATCTTCCCGCTCAACCTGCTGCAGCCCTGCATGGTGGACAGCTGGGAAGCCTGGGCCGGGGACTACAACCACCTGGCCATCCGCCCCTTTGGCGACCGCCAGGTGTGGGTGGGCTACGACCCGGCCGAGACCGGCGATACGGCGGGCCTGGTGGTGGTGGCACCGCCGGCGGTACCGGGGGGGAAGTTCCGCGTCTTGGAGCGCCACCAGTTCAGGGGCATGGACTTCAACGCCCAGGCCGAAACCATCCGCCAGGTGACGCGGCGTTACTGGGTCACCTACATCGGCATCGATACCACGGGGCTTGGCAGTGCGGTGGCTCAGCTGGTCCGGCAGTTCTTCCCGGGGCTGCGCACGTTCTCCTACAACCCCGAGGTCAAGACCCGCCTGGTGATGAAGGCCTGGGACGTGATCACCAAGCGCCGCCTGGAGTTCGACGCGGGCTGGACCGACCTGGCCCAGTCCCTCATGGCCATCCGCAAGACGGTTACCCCGGGCGGACGCCAGTTCACCTACACCGCCGGCCGCAACGACAACACCGGCCACGCCGATCTGGCGTGGGCGCTCTTCCACGCATTGCACAACGAGCCGCTGGAGGGCCAGACCCCGACCAATAGCGGCGTGATGGAGATCTACTGATGGGTAAACGTCGCAACCGAAACCTGCCGGCGACCACTGCGGACGCGGGCCGCGAAGGCGAGGTCCTGCTCAAGTCCGAAGGCAAGTCGATGGCGTTCACCTTCGGCGACCCGGTGCCGGTGCTCGATGGGCGCGAGATCCTCGACTACCTGGAGTGCTGGGCCAACGGTCGCTGGTATGAGCCCCCCGTTTCCCTGGACGGCCTGGCCCGTGCTTCACGGGCCAGCGTGTATTTGCAGTCGGGGCTGGGCTTCAAGCGCAACGCTCTGGCCCGCACCTTCATCCCTCACAAGCTGCTGAGCCGAGCGGCCTTCGAGCAGATCGCTATGGACTGGGGGTGGTGCGGCAACCTGTACCTGGAGAAGCGCGACAACATGCTGCGCCAGGCCGTGGGCCTGCAGCCTTGCCTGGCCAAATACATGCGCCGGGGCACGGACCTGGATAGCTACTACCAGGTGCGCGGCTGGAAAGATGAGCACGCCTTCAAGCCCGGCAGTGTCTGCCACCTCCGCGAGGCGGATATCAACCAGGAGGTCTACGGCCTGCCGGAGTGGCTGCCGGCGCTCCAGAGCGCCCTGCTCAATGAGGCGGCCACGCTGTTCCGCCGCAAGTATTACCAGAACGGCAGCCACGCCGGCTTCATCCTCTACATGACCGACGCGGCTCAGAACGAGACCTTCGTGGATGACCTACGCACGGCCATGAAGAACAGCAAGGGGCCGGGCAACTTCCGCAACCTCTTCATGTACGCGCCGAACGGCAAGAAGGACGGCCTGCAGCTGATCCCCATCAGTGAGGTGGCCGCAAAGGACGAGTTCGGCAGCATCAAGAACATCAGCCGCGACGACCAACTGGCCATGCTGCGGATCCCGCCCCAGCTCATGGCGGTGGTCCCGCAGAACGCAGGCGGCTTCGGCTCGATCCGAGACGCTGCCGAGGTCTGGGCCATCAACGAACTGGAGCCCATCCAGGCACGCCTGCAACAGATCAACGAATGGCTGGGTGAAGAGGTGGTGCGGTTCCAGCCGTATGAGATAACGAGCGGCTGAATCTCAGGCACAAAAAAGGCGCCAACATAGGCGCCTTATTACAAATCGGCTTTACAACTACCGAAAGCGTGTTAATATCCGCAGTTAAGTTCGGTCTTGGATAAAAACACTCATATCTGAATGCAAGCCTACTGACATAATGATTATTTGTCAATGGCATTGTCAAAAAATCTCCAAGACCGGCTTCGCGGTGCCCCGGAGCGAGATTCCGGGGCCAACCTTCAAGGAGTCGGTATGGATCCAGTAGCGACAATCGGCGTAATCGCCGCTGTCCTCGCCTGCGGTTCGGCCTTCCTCAGCGTCGTCATTAAGACGATCCAGCTGAAGAGGCTAATCGAGCAGGACAGTAAGCAGTAAGTGAAAGCCGCCAGGCCTAGCCTGGCGGCTTTTTTCATTCTGCGGGCTCCCAGGGCAGCCCGCAGCCTCTGCCCCCCTTCAAGGCAGTTTTAATCGAACTCGTTGATCGGCCGGTCATGTCGACCAGCACCTGGCGCGCGCGCTCGTCCCCCCGCGACGCCCCCGGTCTAAATGGGGCGCTTTTTCTGCACCCCTGCAGCTCTTTGCAAGAGAGCCCGGCTGCGGGGCTGCCTCAGAACACTGCGCATCAAAAAGCCTGCGAATCCCTGCAGATCGGCCCGGTAAACGGTGAGATATCAAGCCTGCCAGTTGAAGTACAGGGTGCGATTTTCAGAATGAGTAACTTCCGCAACATCCGCCGGGGGCATGGCTGGAGGCCGCGTGGTTCTTGGCCTAGAGGGTTACAAAGGTGAGTAATTTCAGGGTAATCAGAAAAGTGATTTCTGGCTAACCAACTGATTTATAAGGGTTTTTACGAATGCAAAAATCACTCTCTTGATGAGTAATCAGATTACTAAATAGTTACTCAGAAATTACTTTCCAAATGAGCATGAAAAGCCAGTAGCAACAAGGGTTTAGGCTGCAATTTTGGTCAGGATTACAAAAATTACTCATTTGGAAGACCCCCCTCTACCTTGGCGCGGAGGGTCGCGCATCATGTGCGCATGCGTACGCGAGACAGTCAGTACAGGCTCAGCCGTTGACTGCATGCCGGTTTTGGGAAACGGCCCCCAAAACGGCCCCCAACTCTTTCCGGTTATCCCGATGGGCAGCTGGAAGGCCCGTGGAATCTGGAGCGGGCGAAGGGAATCGAACCCTCGTCATGAGCTTGGGAAGCTCAGGTAATGCCATTATACGACGCCCGCTTGCGAGGCCGACTTTTTACCAGAAGTCGTGGCCGAAATGAAGCCCCGCCCCTGAACCTTCCGTGATGAAACGCACCTTGCCGGCCGCCTGCGTCGGGCGCTGGCGGCCGGGTGTGCGCGTCATACGGCCATGGCCTGCGGGCCCAGGCCGTGGAGGACGCGGGGCTGCTGGCTGCGGGTGGGGGCGTTG